GATCTTCAGCTTTACGTTCAGCAGGCATCCAGAGAAGCGACTGACTTCCAGAAGATGGTTTTGGACGCCACTAAGACTGGAAGGCTTTCTGCAAATCAAGTTCAGCCGGAAGATGTAGTCAGGTTTTTGACAACTGATTACGGCAAGCAACAGCGTTATGTCGTTCAGGAGTTTATGAATGTCATGCGGAACGAAAGGCCAGATCTTGTTGGTGACGTTCAGAATTTGGTCGTTGGAAACCTCTTCAAGGAATCGCTGGATGCAGGCAAGAAGCAAGTCAACATCAACAAAATGCGCGAGCTGATTTCCGGCCAGTATAACCCGCTTATTGTTGAGGCGTTCGGAAAATCTGGAGTCGATCAGATGAACAAGATTGCTGATCAGCTTTCTGTCGTCATCGAGAAGGATAGTCTCGTTAAGAGCAAGCTCATCCCTGCGGTGACATCTGCTGTCGCATCAACATTTGGAGCAAACATGTACGGAAGGATGGCGTTGTCTAACCTTGCCGCTGTAACTGGAGCTGCCGCCATTGGCAGAGTTCTCAGAAATCCAGAATACCTTGCCACGGTTACAAAACCAATCGATCAGGTTGCAAAGGTTCAAATGGATGCGTTCAACCGTCGTTGGCCAAAGATTCTTACGCTTGAGGCTGATCGTTTGAAAATGAGAAACGATGAGCGTGAGGAGGCTGAACGTCCCCAGATTCCTCCAGCTTCTGTTCGTCGTTTCTAATGAAAACCTCCCTCTCCAAGAAAGGTAGCCGTTACCAAGGCAAGAAGGTGACGCTCAACAAGCCGTTCTACACGCCGGGCGAGCGGAAGAAGAGTGCTGTCTACGTCAAGAATCCTGCTGGCAACGTCATCAAGGTTCGCTTCGGCGACCCGAACATGGAAATCAAGCGCGACAATCCTGAGCGTCGTAAGAACTTCCGCGCGCGGCATAACTGCGCGGAGGCTAAGGACAAGACGACGCCCAAATTCTGGTCCTGCAAGGCTTGGTAATTTTGTAGTTAAAACTCATTCTAACTGATATGGACAAGATGAAACTTGGTGGTGGCGGACGTTACGAGAAGCTCGTTGGCGAGCTTGAGAAGAAAGGCGTCAAAGATCCGGGTGCTTTGGCAGCTTCAATCGGACGCAAGAAATACGGGGCAAAACGCTTCCAATCGCTTGCCGCCAAAGGCCATCGCCGCGCTGAGCGTGAGAAGGAAAGCTAACGCCCCCTAGAGCGTCCGCCCCACGGCTTCTTCGTCGCCGCCGCCTTATCGACTACAAACTGCTCAGGCGGTGCGTAGTCCCAAGAGATGGTTCCGACTCCTCGTTGAATGACGATGGAGCCGGTTTTGTTTCCGTTCTTGTCCTTCAATCCTGACCTGTCTCCGCGCTTCGCCATCCCGAGCATGAAGCGTCGCGGCTGATTGAATCCAACCTCCTTCAGGACAATTACCTCTCTCGCCCAGTTGGTCAGGTCGGAGCTTCCGAATCCTGAGTAGGCCATGTCTGCCACGCTCTCCGGTTTTTCGTCCTTACCCTTCGGCTTGGGGAAGTGATGAACCAATACGATGACGACTCCTGTCTCCATCATAATCGGCTGGAGCAGATGCCGCGTGAAGTTCGCGCAGACCTCGATGTCCGATGGATTGCCGCCAATGTAGGAGAGCAGAGGGTCGATATAGACAATGTCTACTTTCGTTTTTCGAATAAGACGGCGCAGCATGGTCGTGAACTCCACGCCGGTTCGAACTGCCTCGCGGAAGAACAGCATGTCCGCACGGCGCAATCCGTTCTGCCAATCGCTTCCGAAGACCATCTGCGCGGCTCCTTTCAGCGCATCATGCTGATCGGCTATGTCGTTCTCAGCTTGGACGTAGGCCACCTTGAGCGGTCGTACCGGCTGACATCCGAACCAATCCGAGCCTATGGCCCACCTCAGTCCTTGGTAGAATGCCATCGAGCTTTTGCCGCATCCGCTCTGACCGACAAAGAGAACCGATGAACCGCGTCGAATCCATCTGTCACCGATCAGGTTGTCAGGGTCGTTCTCAGGATCGTAGTCGATGATGCTCTGGAGCGGGAACTCCTGAGGCATGTCCTGGGACTCCAGATAGTCCGTGAACGCATCCCAGTTCACGACGCCCACATTGATGGCGACAAGCCTCTGCTCCTTGCCATCGCGCATCACACCGGCAAGACGAGAGAACCTGCTCGCGTTCTTGTTCTTCGGATCGATGCCGAGGGCTTCCAGATGGCGATAAACAACGTCGCGACGCTCGTTCCATTCCTCCTTGTTCGCCGCCTCAACACGCACCCAGCCATGCAAGCTTTTGCCGCCAGAATCGATGACGACCGAGAGCGGCAGCTTGGACTCCTTCAGAATCGTCCACTGCTCGTCCTTCGTCTTCTCGTCCATCTCAACGAGGACATGGCGGAATGCTGACACGCCGGAATCAGATCCTGTCTCGTCCAAGCACGGATTTACTCGTACATACGCGCCACGGCTGTCAGGACCGTTCCACATGGAACTTATGGGCGGCGTGAAATGCTTCTCAATCCATTCGTCGCGCTTGAGGAATGTACCCTTGGACGCTGGCCTACCTTTACCCTCCTCGTCGCAGATGATGTCATTGCAGATGCAGACAACTTCATCCGGCTCGAAGCAGGCTTTGAGAAAGTCGATGGTTGAAAATCTAAATTCCGGTTGTGGAATTGCTTGGATCTTCTGAACGATGAACTTGCCGGTCGTGGATACCGGCGTTCCGCTCTGTGCTGAGAGAAGCCATCCCTTCGGCTTGTCGTGCGTCACGGTCATCGCCTGATTGACCTTGTGGGCCAGTTCGTTCGGCTTCCACGGCGGAACGCACTTCGCGTTGTACTCGCTCAGCAGCATCTCCGCATCGGAGCGTGATAGCTCGAAGCCGTGAACGAGAGCGGTGGCTACTGCGAAGGTTGTGTTATGACCGCCCTGACCGCTAACGGCACCGGGGGTGTTTCGAAGCCATGCTCGCGCACGGTCGATATTTGAATTGCTCATTCGATTCCAAGTTGTTTTCTCGCGAGTTCCCCAGACCTGCCAAGGTCAGTCTTGGCGATTTCCTGAAGAACAGAATTTGATTTCTCTAATTTCTGAAAAAGGAGAGCAAGCTCTTTGGGAGTCATCAGGTACTTGCTCCATTGCTGGATGGGTATGGAGCGAGACTTGAACTTCGCAAAGAGCTGCTCTTGTGCGGCGATGTAATGGCTAGGGCTTCGCATCTATCGGCGCGAACTTGGCATTGAATTCAGCCTTAGTTCGAACGTAGACCTTTCGCTTTCCCTCACGCATGTAGGCCACGCCTTGCCACTTGGTTTCTCCGATTCGTATCTCTACGTCGTCGGAGAGGAGTTCAACCTGCACCGAGCTGTTTCCTAAGTTCTTGTATCTCATCTTCGGAAGCATCGTCGAGATGGCCTGAACCGCTCGAATGCCAGACTTCATCCACGTTTTGCTGGGGCTTCGGCCTGCTCATCCAACCGCGAAGAAGTGCATACTCGATCAACTGAGGGGCTTCCTTCAACAACTGTTGTCGCGTGATTTCAGATTTCATCAGGTTCGATTCGTTTGCCGCGTCGTCCGCCTGCTCGGCGCATTCCCATTTCGGTTCCGATTTCGTTGGCGAATCCACGGCGGATCAGCCATTCCTTGTACTTTCGGTCGATGTAGGCGAAGTCGATCCTTGGGGTCGATTCGTCTGCGTCTGCCACTCGGACTGTCGTTACTTTGTTCATGCTCATTTGTATATCTCGATTGTGTGTTTGTAGTGTCGCTCAGCTTGGGTGCAGTTCCAGCACAGGTCATGCCCTGCGTTGCATCCGCATCCGAGAGATTTGAAGAGAACCTTGGCCAACCATTGGTATTCCTCGATGGCATGGCGCAGGGTTTCGATGTCGGTTTCCTCTGCGAGAGGTTTGGTAGGCTCGCTCATTTGACGACGAAGAGAATGAAGTATGCGGCGGTGATGACCATACCAGCGCAGAATGTGGCGATGAGGAGCTGCTTGAGTTCATCCGGTGAGGGAGGGCGGTACATTTTATGGTTCATCGCGTTCCCCCAAGAGCGTGATGGAGAATTAGCAGCGCGTCACAATTCTTCAAATTTACATCGAGGTGCGGATACAACTCTTGAGCTTTAGCTTTCAACTTACGCTTCCATTCAGGGCCGGTGGCGCATGACTTACGTCCTCCGAGTCCAAGAGGCTCCTGCCATATCTTAGGCTCAACTCGATGTAATGCGTACCCTTGAGCGTAGGCCAGCCCTTGGACGATGCCGTAGTTCTCGTGGAGCGTGGCCATGCTCGCTGATGATGTCAGTTTGCTGACGAACTTAGGAACCTTTTCGACCCAAAGATGAGATTCACTCACCTTGAATCCACTCAACAGTTGAGCGATGTCAGGCAATGACTCAGGCATTGTGAAGAGTATAATGCCGTCCGCAGTGTGAACTGCGAAACCGCCTCCAACTCCAGGATCGACCGCAATTATTGTTTTCATGTGATTGTTAGTTTATTCTCGGTTTTTTGTTCTGGATATTTTCTGTGGTGAATTTCGTGGCATGGACGACACAGCCAACGGACATTGAACCATTGATCTTGATCGTAGCTGTCATGATGGGCTTCAGGCTTACATTCACATCCACATGATGAGCATGAAGATGGGCGAGTCATCTTTCCTGAAATGATCGCGTTGCTTACAGCCAGTCTAGCCTTTTCACGCTCAGGATACTTCTGCCTCGACCTCTTGACTCCGGCGTTTGTTTGCTCGCGATATCGTTCAAATTTAATCGGGTCAGACTTTACTTTGGCTCTCCAATCTCTGGAATAAATTCTGGTTTTAGATGCGTGAAGAGCGTTGTATTCTGCCTGTTTTAACCGGAGCTTCAACCTGTTTGCTTCTCGATATTGAGCGTGTTTCTTGAGAATCGATTCTCGATTGGCCAAGTGGTGTTCACTAAGGCAAACCTTGCACCATTCTTGCCTTCCATCTTTTCGCCTCTTGTTGAGTGAAAATGCGTCAACAGGCTTTTCAGTTTTGCACTTCGTGCATTTTTTCATAACGAGTTCTTAGAAGCAAAGAACTTGAACGTGTTCAGCGGCGATTCGAACGGCAGATTTAGTCTCCGCTCCATCCACCCATCGCTCCACCTTCACCCTGCCTCTAACTCGCACTAAAGATCCAGTTGATATCTCCAGCATCCGTTCCGCAACTCCACCCCAAGAAGAAAGCTCAAAATCATCGTAATCTTCAATTAAACGACCGTCTTGGTCTGTCCAGTGTCGGGCGATTGAAATCACGCGGCGAACCATGAGTGCGCCAGTTTTTGTTTCTGATTTTCTGGTTGTGGCTCTCAACTCCCCAATAAGGGAGACTAAGTTTTCGCTTGGTGAAGCGGAAGTCACTTCGTTCATCGTGTTCATTTTAAAAATACGCAACCTAGTTGGCGGTAGCATTCCATTCGCTTCTTCGCGTGGTATGCACCGATGGGGTGAAACCTGTCAGAAAAGTCCAGAATTGTCGCACAGTTTTTGGAATCTGTTTTCCGCAATGC